CGGATTACCTGTAACTACTGTTGAACCCGCATCTAATGAATATGAAGTTCCGTAATCTCTGATTGTAAATGTCTTATCATTAGTTGCGGTAGTCCAATTATTATCATTAATATCTACCGAAGCAACTAATCTGAACAATCCCATTTTAGCGATAGTCGTATCGGTTGAATCTGACCGATATAGATTAACCGCAGTTATTCTTTTATTAAAAGATGCTAATCCTGCTGTATTTCCTGCTGTCGGTTCGGCTAACCACGCCTTAATCACAATATCATAATAATCTGCATCAGCCGCAGGCACATCTTCATCGCTGTCCATTAAAGGACTTTCTTGTAGTCCATCATAGATTAAAGAATATTTATAAGTGTATAAAATTGTATTTAAGAAATATCCACCTACCGCCCCGTGATCTGTCGCCCCATCTATCATAAACTTGCCAGCGACACTTGTTGAACTAAATTGTCCTTGACAATCTGCAATCTCATAAGTTAAATAAAGTTCTGCTGTGCCGGGTGCTGTTAAAGTATTCCCCGTATAAGTAGAACCTGTTAATTCAAATGTTTTTGCAAAATTATTGACCGCAGATATAACCCAAATACCATTTATACTTGCTGAATCCGTACCTGTCGCACCTGATATTTTAACTATATCCCCATTTTTTAATGCGTGTGTGGGTGTGGTTGTAACTTGTACCAACCCTCCGCTATTTGCTATCGAAGCAATCGCCCACGAAATTCCATAGTCAAATAATCCGTGATCCATTCTCCCAACCCAATAACCTTGATAACCGTCAATCCCTATGTGAACTTGTTGGTTTTGTAAGGTCATTGTCACGTTATCAGAACTTAAAGAACTAATAATATTTAATTTTTTCTTATTAGTAGTTCCGTAAAAATCTACAATTGCACTTATAGTGTTATTTTGTGCATCGTGATAGATTAAATCATATACGCCATCGTGTTCTATAAATTCACCTTGTTTGATGTAATCAATAGAACTTCCTGTTGGTGCTTGAAATTCAGTATCCGTAGGTATCCCTTGAAGAATACCTTCTCCTACGTCTCCATCTACATTTAAGGAATCAGAAGCGGATTCTTTCGGAATATCTTCTTCGTCTAAAGAAGAAATTACTCCGTACTTAAAATCTTTTATATTTAGGGATTCTCTACCCATTAACTTCTTTCATAAATCTCAAAAGCTATTGTTGTCCAACCCGTAGGTGCTGTGATTGTGTATTGGCTTGAACTATCTCTCGTCCAGCTGCAATCCCAATTATTTATAACGATAATAGTCTCTTCATCAAATTCTGCTGAAGATGTAAGAGTAATTGTATCCCCTACAACATTACAGGCAATCGTAGTATATCCTACTTGCAAGGTTGGTATTACACTGCCAGCTCCCGTTGCTTTGAAATAAGCATATTTAGTATAAGATTCGCTTATACCTGTTATTGATAATATTGCGTCTCCGCCTGAATCATTAGGTCGTTTTGGTAAAATCTGTGCTCCTGCGTGTTGATAAAACTGAGCCTCACCGGATGTTTTAATCTGGCTTCCTAAGTATTTTTTTAATTTGATTCTTAATTTTTCATATTCGTTTTTATGTAGTTGTGCCGCTTGTAAATTTAGAATCTTTACCACCTGCCCGTTAGCGATAGCGTCAATAGGAAACTTAGAAAAGTATTTTCCTAAAACGTAAGATTCTATTGCGTCTCTGAATTGTTCATTTACTTCCATAGACGTACTCTCAGTCGCTAAGGTATCTGGTAATTCTTTATAATGTAGATACACAGACGAAATCTCCGTGTTTAATCCTGTTATCGGTACACTCTGACTTGAGTAAATGAATAATTTCCCTAATTCAATTTCATATTTATAATTATAATCAGAAGGATATTTAGGATTCCCTAAAGAATCATAAAACACTAAATCCGTCATTGAAATAAATTTACTTGGGAGAATCCAAGCGAAATTAGTGGCTATATTCGAGAGACTTCCCTTCACAGTCAAACATCCTGTTTCAGTCGCAAGTAGTTTCTGTGCTGAATCTAAGTCTAACCTTATCTGATTTTTCGATAAAGTCGGGAAAACTTGTCTTACGCTCTCTATAATTTGTTTAGTATTCATTTATATACTCTTTAAGAAATCCATAAATTCTGTTTTTAATGTTTTAAGCCCGCTATCAAGTTGTTGGTACTGCGAATTATATTGATTTATTCTTTGTGAAAGTCTGGATGATTCTTCCTGAATCTTATTACTGTAAACTGAAATATCCCCGTTGTATAAACTTAATTTCGCACCATACTCAGATATTTGTACTTGTACTTTATTTAAGTGTCCACCTGCAAGTTCAATATCCTGATTTGTCAAAGCCGTATCTGTATTGGTATAAGCAACAGAAATGGCAGAGGGTGGCGTTGGCGGTGTAATAGTAGTTATTGAAAGTCCTCCTAACGTGGTAATTGTTAAGTCAGACATTTGTCTTAATCTACCGTGAATACAAGCGTATAATACCACCCCTTCATCTAAGTCAGAAGGGAACGCTGTAATCGTAGAATCACCATAAGCTACTGTTGGATACGCCATCGCTATCACCGTACCACCTGAAGGTTTAACATAAGCTAAACCATTTAATATGTACCAAACAGGGTCAGTTGTGCTTGCAAGATGTATTGAACCTGAATCTACTACCGATGCAATTAAATTCTGTGATACTTCTCTTGCTCCGTAACCTGATTTACTTGCACTTAAAATTCTATGTGCTACTACTGAAACCCCTGCCCCCGCATCTGTTAATGAAGTGGTAAATTTAATTACTCTTTCGGGAGGTAGAATATTCGTTATGAATTTCGCACCTGCTGTTAAGAAGTCAGATAAAGCCGTATCATCCCCTACTGAGCCTATCTTATCTTCAACTCTAACTTTGTAAGTAGCCATTTATTTTCTCAATCGTCTTTTTAATATCGTATTGTTTTGCAAATTCTTTATATTCAAATGGATTATAATCATTTAATAAATTCCTGAAGTCATCTAAGTTTTTATAAACATACTTACCGTAAATCTCATCAGCACCAACCCAATCACTTATCAAAGGTTTTAATCCGTGTGCCATACCTTCTAAAACTGTAATAGGATTTCCTTCTCTTAAAGAAGTATTCAGAATATAAGTCTTATCTTCAAAGAATTTAGGAAGATCATAAGAATAAGGTTCTATAAATACATTCTTAGGTTGTTTCTCATTAAACCACCATGCTACATCATCTTCTTTGAATTTTCCCGCTATATAAAATTCATACTCAGGGAGTTCTTTAGCAATAAGAAATAATTCGCCTATACCTTTTTTCCTTGAAATTTCTCCTGCGTATGCAATTTTATTATTCCTTATCTTACAAGAAGGATCAAATCCATTTATATCTATGCCTACTGGTATTACTACTGCATTAGGGATTTCCCCTACCTTAGATTCAACAAACTTCTTGATATGTTCTGCTATAAAAATCACTTTATCGTATTTATCAAAAGGTATATAAAATATTGACTGTGAGAATGCTTCATAAGAATGTAACCTTAATATTTTTTTTGCTTTACACCCATAATTCCCAACCTCAATCGCATTTTGATTAGCCCACTCAACCCAAATCAATTCTGCTTGGTCTGCTATAAGCGGGTTGAAATTAGACCCAACAAAATATTTTTTACCAAATATCGGAAGGATAGGATCAATAAACGACCTTCCACCCGAACATAAAATATATACTGGTGAAATTTCTATTCCAAAGGTTATCTTCCCCGCACAAGAATAATCATTATGTTTCCTATAATAATACCCAAAATGATAAGGGATATTAAAACTCAAATTCCCTTGTTTTATAAATTCTTGTAAATGTTCTCTATCTACACCTGATTTCAATTTCCCATTAAAGGGATTATCAAGTAAATATTGCTTCGTATAACAACCTGTCCATTCTCTTTGGATGGGTGAATATAATTTTGTTTTTTCATCGAAGGCTGTCATAAAAGTAGAGTATCTCTGATACTCAGGATGTCTGAGTATTTGTTGTATTAACGTAATACATAAATCTCCTGAATACCAGTCGTCATCTCCGAGAAAAGCTACATAATCATTAGTGGCTTTTGAAACGCCTTCATTCCAGCATTGCCCTATTGTCTTTCCCCTCCCGATGTTGTCAATTACAATAAGCTCAACCTCTACCGTTTGTCCTTTGATAGAACGGATAGCCGTTTGCACCCAATCTGGGTGTACGTCCGAGCGTGAATCGATTATTATAACTGAAATCATAAAACCTTAAAATTGGCGGGATTTCTCCCGCCGATTAACTAAACGGCGTCTATAACTGGTTTACCAATTATGACTTTTAATGTAACGCTACCGCCACCTTTTGGTACTTTAAGAAAGTAGTAAGGGTACTGACCCTTTGAAGAAACATCAACGTTGATAACCTTTGTTGCTGTGTCTAATTCAGCAGTTAATGGTTTGAAGGGTGTTTCATTCCTTCTGTATCTTAATGCTCTACCTGCCGTTGTTACGGCTGCGGAAGCAAGCGTATGACTAACAAACAACTCAAGGTGAGTTGAAGTTGATAAGTTAGTTGCTGCTGTGTTCGCTATAATCTGGAAATCTGCACCTGGAGGTACAAAGTCGATTATAGACGACCAGTTAGAACTCCCGTTACCTACTGATTTAGTAGTAAGGGTTTCGGTGTAAACCGAATATGAAGGATTTACTTGGCTACCTTCTGATTTTTTTACCCAACTCATTTTTACATCCTCCTTAATTCATTACGATCATATGATGTCTCTTGAGTAAGGTCATCCACAATCCCTTCATACTCTCGATTGAATCCTTAACGCCATTATAACCATTGTCTTTCTTGATGTCGTTTTTGTATTCATCAGGGCTGAATTCTGCGATGCCTATGTTATCTAAGTCAGGAATAACTGCGTAGTTATTGTACTGATTTCTCAAGGAACGAGTAGGAACGATGTAAAGTATACCGTGAGGTGTTTCAAATTCAGTCATATTAAAACCAAGTTTATTAACCTTAGTATCTCCTAACTGAACTTTACCAACCCAGTTGAATGCGTCTTTTTGATCTGTTACTTTCTGTGCTATTTTAGTGATAGCACCACGACCTGAAAATGCGAATGCTTGGTCTTTTTCTCTTTTGTCGAAAATAACTTCTGCGTATGCGATAAGGTCTGAATAATCAAAATCTGCCGAAGCTATTTTGAAAGTATTAGTATCTGCATTCAAAGCACCAGTACCATCAAAAGTTGTACCGTAATCTTCAAGAATCGGAATATATCCATAAGTAGTTCTTACAGCACCAGAAACACTTGCTGAATCTGTGATTGTTCTTAAAGAAGTCTCAGCGAAAGTATCATTACCGTTAAAGTTTGTACCTAATGTATTAACTTGTTTTAGTAATGCACCTTCCATACCTGCGGAATATCTTTTGAACATTTCTTCTCTTAAACGTGCAAATTCATTGGAATAACCTTTGAGTTTGTCTGCTTTGAATAATGCACCTGTTACTTCGCAAGTATCTGATAAGTAAGCTACGGAATTCCAAACTACTGAGAGTTCGTCATTCTCTGCTTCTGCTGATACTGAACCTTCGCCTCTTACTCTCTCACCGGTTGCGATAAAGTAATCACCGCTTACAGTTGTGATTGCAGTAGCTTTCATTGCTTTAACTAATACAGTGGTTGTATTGTTATAAGCTGAAATGAAAACTACGCCTCTTTTTGTGGTTTTTGTAGAATCCCAAATCTCAAATACCAAGCCGTTCCAAGCCGTTGATACTGTTGATGGAAGTCCTACTATACCTCCGATTGTCAAAGCTGCTGATTCTGCACCGTTAGCTGCAATAGTTAATGCAGTTGTGGTTGTAAACTCTCTTTTAACGAATCTTGATTCGTGTTCAAAAAGTTTATATACAGGATCATCAACCTTTTTTGTGCCGAGTTTCATTAAGACTGTTTTGAACGGGTTCATATCAGTCCACATCTCAGCTACTTTCTGTGGTTCAGGATAGAACTCTCGTCTATCAAGCCACAGTTTCGAGGTGACACCACCATCGAAAATTGTTTTAGCTGCCATTTAATTCTCCTATTTGCTCTCGAACAACCCCACATCTTTTCTTTGCCCTATACTACCCATAAAGTTCTTGGTCTCATCCTCAGTTGGTACGTTCGTACCACTCTTGATTCCGGGTGGTAAAGGCTGGTCAGGCTGTTCTGTTTTAATTTTGTTTACGAGACCTTTGTTTTTCTTGTATTTATAGAACTCTGACAGATCGCCGAAATACTCATCCTCATTACTTTGGGCTTTACTGTAAATGTTAATTGCTTCCAATGCTTCTTCGGGTTTTAATCCTCCAACTGTCTGCAATTTACCTGCTACATAAGCCTTGTATTGAGCTTGTTTTTGTAAATCGACTTGTGCCTGTTCTCTTTGTTTTTGTGTGTCAAGAAATTTATTAAACTCACTTGTTTGTTTCTGAATGACTTTCTCGTTGTACTCAGCTAAACTTTCTAAATAGTTTAACTTTGCTACGGGGTCATCATCAGCAGGTTTCTGCGGTTTAACTAAAACTTCTTCCTTTTGAGGCGGATTTTTGAAAGCATTTATTACAGATTCAAACTCTGAAACTTTTTCAAGTTTCACTGCATATTCCTGTAATTTTTGGTTCAAAACTTCTACCTGCGATTTAAGAGGACTTACCTCTTTGTCGTACTTGCTGTTCCAATATCTAAAACTCTTGGGGTCATCAACTCCTTTTTGCTTTAGTTCTTCATCAGAAAGCTGATTAGCAAGTTCGTGTAACTGTTCAGGTGTTTCCTGAATTTCCACTGGTGTTTCCGGTGGTGTTTCTATATGAGATTCGCCTTTTTGACTTGTCTCGAATATATCGTCCATTATGACTCCTTCTTAGACTTCCCGTTATCTGGGTTGCCTATTTGTTTTATTTTATCCTGAATCTTCGCCTGTCCTATGACGACTGCTGATTCAGCTTTATTCGCAATTTTATCTAACGTTGTACTGAATTTCTGTACTTCAACTTTCTCCTGTGCTTGTATGACTTCACGGCTCTTGGTCTGTAACTGACCTGAAAGTTTCTTAATTTCTTCCTGCATCTGTGCCATCTGCTGTTGCATATTTACAACCATATCTTCACGTTCTAAGATTTCATCAAGATTAGGTAAGTCTAATAATTGTAAGACTGGTCGTGGGTCTTTTAACATCCCATTAACCCAAGCATCCTTTAATACATCAAATCTTGCCCATCTATTTGAAGGTAAGGTAGAACCTGAGATTATTCTAAAATCATACCTATTCGCACTTAAATCATTTACTATTTTACCAGTTTTATCTTTTTTATTAAACTCAATCGTCTTAGGTTTACCATTGGGTTCAACTATTCTGATTATTTTTTCATAAGTATATACATAAGGGATATACTCTGAGATTACACCTGCTAAATCATCTAAGGCTTCTTCAATTAACTCTCTCTTGGATTTAGAACGCCTCATCCCCATTTCATCTAATAATAAAGTACCGCCTTTGGTCTGCGGTGCTTGTGAGGTCTGACCATCCTGAAATTCATACGCACCGTAGAGTTTTTGGATGTGTAAACTCAATCTATCAACGTGCTGGTATAAAGCATTCGGGAATTGTCCGGGATACACAACAACAGGCATTGCCCCGGTTTCCATATCCACCTCAAAGAACTGTGCTCCCGCTTTACCCCATCTATCTTCCATTTCTTTTTTAAGTTGTGCGTTACCTGTGGGAATAAATACTTTAACGTTAGTATTATTGATTGCATTGCCTACAATCAAGGAGTGAAATTTATTTACCTGTTTCTGTATAGGTTTCGCAATCCTCGCATCACCGTAAGGGTAAGGTGTGCGTGTATGATGAAGCATTGTGATACCGAAAGGATAATTTGAAATCGGTAGTGTATCTTCAAAATAAAACTTTTCTCCGATTACAATTCTTCTTTGGATTCTCGAAACTCTTTTAACTTCGTATTTTATTAAACCTTCTTGAAGTAAAGCACCTTTTGTAGTCTGAGTAACTTGAATCGTAGAATTAGGCATTGCCGTGTTACCATCAGGTTCAGGTTGTGGGCTTTCAACTCCACTCATTATAGAACCATCCATCATATAATGATAGATATTTCCGTATTGCTGGACGTTAGATAAAGTTCTTTTAATTTCCTGTTCGTCAGTAACTACTAATTGTTCGCCTAATTTATTTACAATTAAAGCCACTTCTTTAGCGTATTCTATGTATTCTTCTTTAGTTAGAAGTTCTTCGTATTGGCTTAATTCATCTGAAACTAAAAATCTGTCAATGGAGATTTTCTTATAATGGTCTAAGACTAAATAGAAATCTTCATCAGGTTTTAACGTAGAGTTAAATACTTGTCCTTGCTGAATTGACCCAGAGTTAGCAGTATCTAAATAATTATAAGCTACACTCGAAGCATCTTTGAAATCAAATTTAGGATAATCCTGCTTGATTTGGGTTTTACTTAAAACAGTCGCTATAAAAATATCAGGTGCGTTTCTTGCGTTCCTATCGGTTGTGCGTGGGTCAATGTAAATATTCTTAGGGTTAACATCAGTTACAGAAATATCACCCTTACCCCAGTCCTTCTCAGGATCGAAATAAGCCATCATACAGAATAAACCCGTATCTTCTAAATCTTCTACGGATTTCCTTAATCTCATTTTGCCTTTAGAACCTGCCCATATATAGGATAGAAAGTCAGAGGCATCACCTGCTACTTTAGTATCAGAGTTTTCAACTGCGGTTGCAGACCATCTTGGGTCGTTATCTGTTAGTTGCTGTATTACCTGATCTCTCGTAGGTTTCATAACGTTAATCGCATCGGCGGGCATATTAGCTGCTTCTAATGCTTGCTTGGTCTCGTCATCTAATTGAACGTTATTAACGAACTCAATATCCTCAGCAATTTCTTTTTCCCATTGAACTCTATCACTGTTGGTCTTAAAGTTCTGGAATAAGTCAATACTTTCTTTGGCTTTTTTCTCTTTTATTTCTTCTTCGTTCTTCTGTTCTTTCATTAAAACATCCCGTGATTTTTCATATTTATAACCTGCCGTCTGTTTAGTTCGGTAGTACCTAAAGGAACATATATTTTATGATCTATTGGGTCTTTATCTAAAGGTTCGTTGCATTCAGTACAACGTTCACGGCTGAACTTCCAAACTGTTTCTACTTCTTTATCACATTTAGGACAATATTTTATGCCGCTTGCCAACCTAATTCCTTAACTTTTCTTTTGAATAAAACTAAATTAGTTTCTTGCACTGCATGTGCAGGTGGAATCAATTTTCTTGTTGCATAGTAAAGTCCATCTAATAAGTCATCGTGCTTGCCTCTGGGATAGATGTTTAGTTCATCTTCTAACTCTACCTGATCTTCTTTTATCCAGATTTTACCAGTGGCAAAAAACGGTTGTAACGTATCTAATCTCGCTGATTTTTCTGATCTTGGGTTAAATTTAGTTTCAAGTCCTGAAACGTATAAACTTTCTTCTTGCAGTCTCATCCTTAGATATTGACGCATCATTTCCTGATAACCAATGGTTTCAACGTGTGCTCGTATGGGTTTCCAAGCCCTTATGGTCTGGATGATCTGTTCTGCATGTGCGGTTGGTGTAGTCCTGTTTCTAAAGTAAGGTAAGCAGTAAATATTTTTATCTGCATCTAAAGCGATTGCGAATGTAACTGAATAATCTGCACTTGCTTTAGTAGAAGAAGCAGGGTCAATGCCTAAGAAGATATTAACTGCGAGTTTCTCAGTTAAAGGTAAATCTTCTCTATTCCTGCGTTTAATATTTAAGAAAGCACCATCATCATTGACTTCGACTTCACCATCCCAATATTTCCAACCCTTAAATAATCTATCTTCTTCACCTACGATTTCGCACATATACTCGGAGTAAAACTTACTTCGCATACCCACAGCTTCAAATTCAAGTTTTTTATTTTTTAACCATTCATAGTCGTACATTTCTTCCCATAAACACTCAATTTTACCTTCGGAATTAACCCAATATGATTGGTAAACTTTAGTATCCCAACCCGGAGCATTCCTTAATCTTTCGACTATACATCCTTCTCTTATAGGTGTACCGATTACTATTACTCTACCGTTCCTTCTGTCTAATCCAGCAATACCACCTAAGAACTTAGAGAAATTCTTATCCATCTGTTCTTTAGTCAAACAGTTTTCTTCGTCATCGGGGTCATCTAAGATGTAAAGAGTAATACGGGTATCGCCTTCCAAAGCACCTCTTGTTGGCATACCTGTCCCGATTGCTTTGATAGTCAGAATTGAAATTAACCCTGTTAGAGGATTTCTGACTTTAACTTTAATTTTATTTTCACGCCAAGTAATAGCTACCTGTTCGCCCATATATCCGAATAAAGCCTTGAACTCTGAACTGTATTCAAATATATTTTTGATCTTAGTTAATCTATTTATTGCTTCGGGTTGTGTTTTGGATTGAATTACTACTAATTTATCGCCATCATCAAATAATCCGTGATGGACTATCTTTGCTATAACTTTAGTAGATTTTGCAGTACCTCTTGGGGCTTCACGAACAACTTGGATTTTTGAATTATCTAAGAAAACTTCATCTATTTCCTGATGAAATTCAGGGGAATCCATATAGAATGTCTGCGGGGATATAGTCCTACCTAAGTAGGTTAAATCCTCATAACATTTTTCTATAATCTGTTGTTTCGCCTGTTGCTCTGTCATAACTCATATTTTTTACTCGCTTGCTATGATAGCTTGCTGGTGGGTCTATTTTATAATTTTGTACTTATGTTTACTGTGTCTGATTCTTTTACTAATATCTCTCTCTTTGGAACTTGATCGTTCATATAAATCCCGTTTTTGCCTTCTTTGGTGGACTTCTTTAACCAATACGTTTTATCTTTGTACTTTATTTCTAAAGGTAATTCTGAATCTTTTATTTCTATCAATTTACAACCTCATCTAAATTGAATATTTCCTTCACGATCTCGTCAAACTCGATCTCAGATGCACCATCAAACCCCTTCCAAGCCAAATTAAATCCATTATGAAGCCCTGAGAAATATGCGAAATTTCTATAATCCTCAAAGTTCTTTGAGCCTTCTTTTATCAAATTAGCGTACTTTTCTTCGTTCTTCTTTATCGCTTCTAATGTAGATTCAAATTTATATTTTAAATACATTATATTTCTTTCTGGTACATATATCCTTTACCTTCCTTTGGTTGGTTATACTGCCTTTATTTCGTACTTCTTTCCCAGTTCGAATTTCTTTGAATCTGTCACTGAGAATAGAATGTGATCGTTGCCTTCTTTTTTATCTGTGATGCTGATAACCTCACCTATCACAAAAATTGGGACTATCTGTGGTATTTTTATAGGTTCTTCGGTATTATCACTCATTTTGCTTTTTTTCATACTATCCCTTATTTAAATTGAAAACTCGTTTTTGGAATTATTTTCTTTACTTTCTTCCCGCATTGCGGACAGACTTCTAAAGGTTTCTCCCCTATTTTCTGCATTAACTCTGTTATGTGATTTAACTCACATTTGTATTGGTAGATTGCCATATCCTTCCTTTGGTTGGTTATTCTAATATCATCGCTAATTCGTCTAAACTTAAACTTGTCCCTAATGAATCCCCACTCTTAAAATATATTGTTGATTTCCCTGAATCGTCAGCTATTATATCCTGTATTTCGTCTACTCTTAATAATGCCCATCCGTCAACTATTGTCCCTTCTTCGTCTCCTTCAGAGATTACTCTCACTATTGCTGGGATTTTAAGAAATTTCTTAATCGTAGTACTCCATCTCGAATCCTTCTTTTCTAACCCTTTCCTTCCGGAATATTCTGAAAATTTTTAAAAATATTTTTCTAAGTCTAAAGGTTTTGATACTGTGCCTTTTTTGAAGTTATCTATAACGGAATCTGAAATTTTGTTGTATAATTTATGAGAGTCTCCCCCGCCGATGCCGCACCCTCGATTCTTGGGTGGGTGGGTCTCAAAACTATTGCTTTTTTGTGTCAAAGTTATTGATTGGATATTATCCTGGTTGCAACATCTGATTAAATTCTTAAGCTCGCTGTTATCTATGTATTGTTTAATGTCATTCATTATCATTTAATACTTGTTGCATAGCCTTATATCCCTTGCTTGGGTTGCCTCTTGCTTTGTTATGCCAATAACCCTTAATAGATAACTCTTGTTTGAGTAGTTTGTAAACAGCACTATTTCTGAAACTATTGTCATCCATACTTAGCTTGCTTTTTAACCAATCAAGGTGCGTTTTATCCATATACTTATATTAGCCTCTTGCTTAATACCATACAAATTGGTTATACATTATCATTGACTTGGTTATTATCTTGGCTCTCAATCGATTTGTGGGCTTTATTTTCGAGCTGTTTTACTTGTTTTCCGGTTATTTTAACCTTTTCGCCGGTTTCTAACATATTTGTAAAACTAATCACTTCGGTTTGTGTTGTTTTTACTTCTTTATTATCGATTAGTTTATTTTCAAACGATTCCAGGACTTTATTTGCATTACTAAGATCGCCTTTTTCTTTCGCAGCATTTAATACATTTAATCGCTCTTTTAGGATAAAATCTGGTGTTATTCCATTATCATTGTAGATTTTTAGTATTTCATCAGTAACCATTTCTTGCACTATCCCTTGTTTAACGAGCTTTTTAGCTTTAACATCTGGTAATTTTTCTTTTGTATTGTAAACGTTTCCTAACTTAATCCAATCAATATCGCCATTTAATAACATATTTGCATATAATTTAGCAAACCTTCTTAATCTTGATTTAAGCTTGTCTTGTCTTGATAAGCCATATTTATAATACACAATGCTAATTTAATTGTTTTTACTGTTTAATGTTTGTTATCTATACTTAGTCTTAATAAGAATAGTGTTGGTATATTATTTGAAGTCTTATTGTTAATTTTAATATCTGGAGTTAATATGTTATTTATTATCATTTGTTTTATTGTTTTGATTGTCATTTCATTTATTGATGCTGTTTGTAATAGGTAAAAATATCTTTCAATCGGTAAGTTTAGTGAG